ACGAAGCTCAGTAGCAAGCTGATCAAGAGACGTGTAAATACGACGCCCAAGAGTGTCCTTCAAAAGCATGGTCTTAGCAAGAAGTGATTCACTGGTAAACATCGTCGGCATTCCCGTACCACGATACAATGACCGATATGAAATAACAGCATCGACGAAGTCTGCAATATCACCTGCGGCCATATCACACAGAACAGGAATTGCAAAGAGAGGATCATCCTTAGCGATCGGGCGAATACGATCTTCCAAAATCTTATCCGCATCTGGAAGCGTTCGACCATCACCAATAAGAACTGCTCGAGCAATCTCTTCATCGAGCATAACCCGCATCTCGCCCTTCATCCACGCAACTACATCGAAGTCAGTAATGTCGAGAATATCATCCCGATCAAGTTTCTGCTTCTTGTAGACAGTCTGTGGCAACGTTTCACGACGAGCAGTTCCATAGAACTCTTCTTGCTTCTCTGTTCCCGTGATATAACCCTTCGCACGAGCGTCATCATACGTGAGATCCGCCCAGTGAGTCTTAACTCGACTGAACGGGCTCTTACGAGCTCCATTCAAAACCACATTCACCCACTCCGTCCGACGACTAAAGAACTCTGGCGCAGACGTAAGAGCTTGGGCTTCGGGAAAGAGGGTATCAATCTGGTTGATGCCATGTGAAAGCGCATAACTTTCAACCGCTTGCTTAAGAGAACCAAGTCTAGTCGCATCTGCAACAATTTCTGCCATGTCGGAATGCGAGAGAACAGCAGCCGGCTTGTCATCTTGGCCGCCCTTCTCAAAAACGTTGCGGGTCATTGTGATACCTTCCTGATCGGTATTGTTGGCGTCATCGTCGAGATTATCTTGTTGCACGGTTTCTTCGGATCCCTCTAGGGCTTGACCGAGCATGAAGTGAAGTACTTGCTTCTGCTTATCACTCATAGAGTCATAGACGTCCTGAATCGTTTCCTCATCTTCATCATCTGACTCTTCTTCATCATCATCACCATTGGCATGCTCAAGTTCGAGACCTGTATAAATGATTACCTCGTCGTCAAGAGTGACATCATCTCCATCACTGTGACGAATAGTAACATTTTCAATGAGAGCGCCAGGATTAGCACCCGACAAAACAAGACTCACTTCACGAATAGCTCCATGAAGGACCTTGCCGGCTCGTTCGACGAGCTCATTTGCCCAAATAGAAAGCATAGTAATATCACCATGATCAAGAAGACTCTTAGCGTGGGTAGCCTTATTAGTCTTATTGAAAAATCCATAAGTATAAACGCCATCTTCCCGATTTTCGAGAACAGCATGACCAAGAACATTCTCCGGGTCAGCATGGCCATGCTGCCAAACGAGAGGAACCCGCATTTTATCCTGATGCTTAAAGGCGCCAGGCATGATGGTTCGACCGTCAGAACATTGGAGTCCAGCCTTAGTTGCGTAACCGCTGAAATCTGGTTCCATTTTGACTGATCCTTTCGAAAGAGCTAGGCCCCTGAGTTTTCTTCTGGTTGTGGCATGTTACTGTTAATGAGTTTGTCTGCTTTCGGATCGTCCGAAGGTTTGATTCCAAGGAAATGTCTAATTTCATTTGCCGAGAGAATTTCATTACGAGTAAACTTATCAGCAATTTCAGCAATGTTATTCACTGGAACCAACTTGAACGGATCTCGGAAGTATAGAATGCGCTCATCACCTTGCGAACCTTGGGGCCCAAGGAACGCTCTTTGCATCGATTCGATGATAGCATCAACAATGGGTTCAATTGTGCGATTGAAGTAGTTAAGCATGGTTTCTTCATTAGCTGTTCCATTCATTACTTCCTCAGTTAGACCGAGTTGGTTATACAACATACTTGTAAGATACTCAACTTGCTTAAGAAGATTATTCTCTGCTGGTCGATTAAGTTGAGTGATCTTCTCAGTCCCATCAGTATAGGCAATGCCATACTGACTACCCTTCAATTGAAATTCAATATCCTCACGTCGCTTCTCTGCCTGTTGCCTTCGAGCTTCCGACTTAATGACATATGGAAGTTGAATAATTAAATCCAATTTTCCAGAACTAGATTGTTCATCAACAGCATCAAGAAGAGTAAGCTTTCTAATCAATCGTTGAAGAGTTGAGTTTGGTTCATTCATAACTGAATACAATGGATTTTCGATAATAGCTACAAACCGCTTCTCCAATGTAACTTCTTCTCGCTTACCACGATTTTCATTATAGACACTAAGTCGAACATGCTTTGGATACCATGTAACAATCTCGCCCACCCGCAAGCTATAAATATCGAAAATTATATTAGATTCTGGATTTCGACTCGCATCCACTGGAACCACAGCGGCGACACCTTTATCAAAAAGTGTCATCGCAATATCTTGTCTAAATGGTCTTGGTGATTGATCAAGATTAGGTTCCCACTTAAGACATTCATTCAAAGAACTAGGAATATCCTCTATATATCGTCCATCTTTATCAATTTTACAATGTTTAATAAGAATTCCCGCAACATCAACACTAATTCGAGTATAAATAGACGAAACAATAGAACGTTCGCTATAAACATTATATCTTGGCCTGGATGGAGAACCACCACCATAATAAGCGGTACTCCCATAATCATACATAGCATCTTGATCCACATTACGGAAGGCATTCCATGCTTTTTTGATTCTATCAAAAACAGCCATATTGAATCACCTCCCCTTAAGAATTCTTTGAAATTTTACGATCACCATGTCTATCTAACAACTTTTCAGTTAATGCTATTCCTGCTGAAGATGATCCTGCACTTACAGCAACTGTTAAAGGAAGATTTAATGCTTTTGCCATACTAAATTTTAGACCAGCATAACCAGCAAGAGTTCCAACTCCAATGATTGCTGCTTTTTGTTTTCTAGATCTTTCTGAAAATTCTGGCTTAGGAGAAGAACCTCGACCTTTTCGTCTACCCCATCGCATTCCCTTAACGCCATGATGATCAAGAAAGTCATAGACTGAAGTATCCGTCATTCAAAGGCCTCCTTGTTAGCTTTGTACGCAACATAAGCATCCATCATAGCGGAGACATTATCTATCTTTTCCTCAGCTCGTTTCTTCAAAAGCTTTCGATTTCCATTTGTATCTTCTAGAGTTACGGCATTACCCATAGCAAACGCCATAAGTTCTTGATCAAAGATCAACTTTCTTTCTTCCGCTAAAATTTTCAATTCACCAAGAGGAACAGATTCTGTTCTTGCGCCTTGAATGACTTTTTCAATTCCAAAAGGTCCATTCTCAGCTTCCCACCTTGTTACAAACTCTTTCGCATTATATGGATCAAATCCAAAACAACGAACATCATACTCATTAGTACGAATAAACTGATCAAGATCTTCATAAACTTCCATCATGTCAAGAACGGTGCCTTCTAGAACTTGTAGACTTCCTTCATTAATAAATTCATCATACTTTAATCTCATAGCTCCAGGAAGTTTCATTAATGTCAAAGATGTGATATAACTTCTAGTTTTAACACCAAACGAATAATTTTGAAATGGGAATAAAAGTGTAAAGGCACAGAAGTCATCGCCTTGCGAAAGATCAGCGCCAAGAGCACATGGCAAACCCCAAAATTCTCTTGTGCGATGAGGCAAAGTTTCTTCATACGTAAAGAAATACGTATAACCTTCCATTGGAATTCCAAATCGCTTTGCAAGAATATCATTTCGAGATGCAGGAGCTTTTTCGGCTCTTTCAACATCCAAATGATAAACATCATAGGTAACAGTCTTACCTAGATTTGGATTTGCCTTAAGCCAAGTCGCCGGATCATTAACTTCTTCCATTTCATCTAATTTATAATGCCAAATCGAAATGTGGGGTGCTTGATACTCACCTCTAAGAATGCTAGCTAGTTCCATTTTGATGGTGTCGCCAGAACCATTCCGAACAGTTCCTTCTGAACTAATAGCGACAATCAAATAGTCTTCCATCTTTGAGGCGCCTTGTTCAATTGCGCCAACAACATCTTCTCTAATGTCTCCAGACAACCATTCATCAATTGTTGATACTTTAGGCCGAAGACCTTGAAGCTTATTGATAGTCATAGGACGAACTTCAAGCAATGAACCAGTTAAAAAATTCTCAATACCCTTTTTAGTAGAAGCAAGTTTGACTCGTTGTGCTCTTGAACCCGTAGTATTCTGTAAAGAACCTTCGGTCAAAAACTTAAAGAGAGGACCTCTTGATCTAGTAATGGCCGTTCGAAACGGTGTCATTACTTCTTCAGCTTGCTTCATGGTAGGGGCTGTTGTAATTTGATGAGTAGTTGCGGTATCTACATTTAAAAAGTATGCTTGAATGCAATTAGCATACATAGATTTTGCAGCACCTCTGGCAACAATGAGATACTGCTTAGTGGTAAGACGTTTCTTAATAGACTTTAATACATAATGCCCGCCATGACCATCCTCATTTGGTTCATAGATACTTCTTTCAACAAAAAAGTACCAACCAAAAATTTGTTCTGACCAAAGTTTAAATGTATCAAGAAGATGAAGATCACTACCATCTGTAAGCGTAAGTTCAAATTCACAATATTTAATAAATCCATGAACAGCCATATCATCATAATAAATGTTCGGATTAGCAATAAGATCATCGATTCTATTCATTTCCATCGAAACTTCTCTATTAACAGGAATTTCTCCACGAAGAACAGCATCACGAAACAGACTATAATAATAAGGAGTTGCAGTATTAGATAATGTCACTGCTACCTCCTAAGTTACATTTTCTTTTCCAGCATCTTCTTTCCAGTAGCAATTGCGGCTTTTCCAGCAGGACTATTATACAAATTATATGCTGTGGCCGCCATAGTAGCTGTCGCTAAAATAGATGCAACAGCAATTTTTCCTTTTTGAACCTTTGTCGGATTCAACTTAGAATAATTTTGTTCTAAATTTATTCTTTCATTTACTGATTTTATTTGCTTATTAGAAAGCTCATAACTTTTTCTATTTCGAAGAGGAACTGTCTTCTTAAAATCAGTACTCTGCTTTCGAGGAGTACGAGCGCCTCTCTTACCCCATCGCATGCCTTTGACACCATAATGTTCGATAAATTCTTCTACAGTTTGTGTCATGGAACCGACTCCCCGTTTGGTACTTCTACTGCTGGATCGTTAGGATCAAGTTCCCATTCTCTGAAGAGATTAAGTCTCCATTCATATTCCTTAATTTGAGCATTAGTAGCTTCGATAAGATAAGAAGTTGCTGGAGGATCGAATAGAGATCTAACCTTAAGATAAATATAAGTTTTTACTAGATGAAGTTGATTATACGGAACCGGATAGTCATCCCATACTGTTTCCGCATCCATAATCATAAAGCCCTCGGCAGGGCCAACCCCCAACTGATTAAGAATGGAGAAAGCGGCATTAATATGAGTAAGGACATCTTGATCAAAAGCAAGATATGCTTCATCAAGACCCAAAATCTTCTTAGTACTAATTAGAATGCTTTCTTCCATGTTTCACCTCCTTTACTTGTTTACCAAAGCTTAGTATCGTTCGGAATACGAGCAGTAACCACCTTTGGACCTATTCTATCGTTACCGAAATGTATCGCATTATGCGTATTAGTAGTTGTTGTTATTAAGAATTCAGGATCAAAAATCCAATCTTCTCCATGGATAATATCATCAACAGACATTGGATTAATATGATGAATAAGAATAGCACCATGGATTTCATAACCAGAAATACCTAAATCACAGCCATTATCTCTAATAATAACCATGTCTCGAGCTTGTTTCCACTCATATGATGTATAAAATTTCTGATTAATATAGCGATCAAATCCAAATGTAGATATACCAACTTCACCTTTTAATCGTAAATATTCAAATCGTTCTTCAAATGTATTAAGCCTACGAAGCTCGGAATATCGTCTAGTCATCATAAAGATCATCATCAAATCGTTCAGCTTCACGACCAGCATAAGAACGCATAGCATCAAGAGCTGCTGAATATAGTTCCTCAACCTTCTTTGCAGAAGCCAAAGTATCTACTCGAGCACCCAAAAGTTCATTCTCTCGATAAAGTCGTTCTTGTTCAAGTTTTTCTCTCGTTGAACCAAGCTTTAAATAATGTGTAATAACTTGTGCAGAAGCAGTTCCTTCTGCTAATTGTTTTTCTGCCAAATCGATAGCAAGAGAGACCAATTGATTTTCACGGTTTTCATCCGTGGTTGCTGGCCGGCGCTTTGACGCACGCTTAGCAGTCATTTGGCCTCCTTTCTAACAAATATCAATCAAGTCATTCGTACCAATGACTTTCTGCCAAAAGACGTTGATATTCAGCCCATCCAATTTCCTTCTTCTGAGCATAAATTCCATTAGTACCTGCCCATGCTACAAGCTGTTGATCGGCATGACGCAGATGCCCAGAACTAAATTGAGCAAACCACGCAATACTACCTGGAGGAGTTCCTGGCGGTAGATCAATAATTTCAGGTTGGAAAATATATAGCAGACCAGTCATGCACGTGCCTTCCTTTTGACGATACGGTAAAAGTCAACCATACTCTCTGGTGGTTCGGGGGGTGTACCTCCAGAAATTAAAATCTGTTTCACTGATTGCCTGAACAAATCTTCGTTCCAAGTAATTCCTCCAGTAGCTGGAGAACATCCTGGACCAGAAGCAGGCATCCATGGAGAAGGTCCAGCTGGATCACACTTCCTAGTTGGGGCCCATTCGGTATGTGAATAAATATCTCTCAATGGATCTAGTTCAAGACAATCACAAATTGCAGCACAAAGTAGTGGATAACTATTAACTTGTTCCACAGTCCATGGCTGACCTACACCATTACATGATGCTTCAATGGCAAATCCCTGGCTATTGCCTGTATCAAGAGGAATTGTTCCTGATGAAGTATTTACTGGGCCACCTTTACCTTGACAATTAGCTGCGCCGGCTGCAAAATAATGAAACACGCCTGAACGACAAAGAACGCCATTACCAACTGGTGAATCATCATGTCCTACTGCACAATAATTGACATCATTCTCACAAGCAGTATCCGAAGCCGTATGATGAATAAAAATAGCTTTAGGATCACCAGGATTAAAACCACCAGTAGAACGAGCTCTAGTTTGCCAACCATTATACAAAGAATATGGGACTTTCCACTTATCAAAAAAACTAGGAAGATTGGTTAGATATAGAGACCCCATCAGCTACGATCCCATTCGTTTCCGGTCTCTCGAGCCAATCTCTTAAGAATGTATTCTGCTGCCATAGCTTCTTTACGCTTATGCCTATTAGTAATTTCTCCCCAACGTTTACGTGTAGGATCTCCTGAAAACTTTCTTGCAAGAGTAACAATGACAATTGCACCAGCTTCACCATTTAAAACTAAATGAAAATCTAGTAATTCAGCAAAAATATATGCCAATAACGCCTGTTCTTCCAATGATAATTCATCATAGTCTGGCTGATTAAAAACATAAGATCTATATGATTGATAAATTCGTGCTGTTGGTACAGGTTCAGGCTTAGCAGTATCTACAGAATCGGCATCTTCAAAATCTCCAAAGTCAATTTGAGTCATATATCCTCTTTCCTATGGTAGATCTACCCAGCCAACGTCATAATCTGCGTCTGATAATTTTACTAATACTTGCCCCGTTAATCCTCCTGCGGGAATTCCTCGAGTATCAAGCGCAGTATCAATTGCCTGATCCATTGCTGCAGTAGAAACTTGCCCAATAGGACCTCCTGGACCTGGTGGCCCCGCATTAATCACAGCAACTGATGAAGATGCTGGATCAACAACAATGTGTTGAGTACGAGAAATTACATTAATTTCGCCACTCATAACGTCACCGATCCTCTAAAAGTAACTTCAAGTGGTATATCAAAAACGGCAATGGGTTCTGATCCAGTAATTCGTTTAAGATCCATATATCCACTATTTGCCTTAATTTGAGAAGTATGAATATCATCTAATTGCAAAATAAGTTCACCATCTGTACCATTAGTCTTGAAGGAGACAACCCAAGTGGCAATCAAAGGCGCATCAACAGTTGGCTCAGAGCGAATTTCGCTTGTAATGACATCTGCAGAAACATCGATGCCAAGACTAACGGTAAGAATGTTAGTTCTATTCTTATAAACAATGATTTTACTGCTCATTTTGCCTCCAAAGCTTCGATGCGCTCAAGTAGATGTAGTGCCAAAGCCTTGTAATCGATAGTTATGAAATCTTCGCCATCTGGTCCAATGTCGTGTTGAAATATATCAGTGGACATACGATTTTGTAATATAGGCATTTCATCAGCTAATAACCCCGCAACCACATCAACTTTACCAAGAGTAGTACCAGCATGATTAAGAACATAAACAATAGCACTACCAAATACGCCAAATTGCATACCAATTACACCAGGATTCATCATAGTAAGACGAGCACCATTAGTTGAAGTTCCTTGAGATAATATTTGAGTAGTGTTCCAGACTCGATCTGTAGTATTTTTATTGACATTAAATTGAGTATATGTTTGAGCTGTTCCATTAACAACTAAATCGCCAGTAACAGTATCTCCACCAACATTCACATAAGCTGCATTACCTTCAGCAGCGGTTAAATATGTTGGGTGTGGATCTGCAGCAGCTTCGTGGGCAGTTGTTAAATAGTTTGGATGTGGATTAGAAGCAGCTTCGTGAGCAACAACTACACCGTCGGCATACGCTTTATTGATAAGCGCATCTTGAGTCTGGGGTGTACCAGCAGGATTACTGCGAATAGCACCAGTTACTGTATCACCACCCACATTCACATAGAGAGGATCAGCACGACCTTGAGTAAGATATTGCGGATGATCATCATCAGCCAGACCAGCTTGTAATCCATGATCTGTAGTACCAGGAGGACCTTCCGCACCCGTAGGACCTGGATCACCTTGAGGCCCTTCTGCACCAGTAGCGCCTGGAGGACCTTCTGGACCTGCAAGTCCTTGTATACCTTGCGGACCTGGATCACCTTCTGGACCAGTAGCGCCTGGAGGACCTTCTGGACCTGTAGGTCCTTGTATACCTTGTGGACCTTCTAATCCTTGAAGACCTTGCGGACCCGGTGGACCGACTTCACCTTGGGCGCCCTCTGGGCCTTGAGGACCTGGATCACCTGCTGGGCCTGTTGCGCCAGGAGGGCCTTCTGGTCCAATGTCACCCTCGGGACCTTCAGGACCTGTTGGTCCGGTAGGTCCTGGATTACCTGTTGGTCCTCTAAGACCTTGTGGTCCTTGTAATCCTTGCGGCCCTTGCGGTCCTGGATCTCCTTCTGGACCTTCGGGACCTGTCGGACCCGTTGCGCCTGTAGGGCCCGCTGGGCCGATTGAACCTTGAGGACCTGGAGGACCAGTTGCACCTGTACCACCTTGCGGTCCTGGAGGACCTGGAGGGCCCGGATCGCCTAAGCTTCCAATATCAATTACTTCAATTTTACTAACTTGATTAACAACCTCAACTTCAATAACTTCACTCGAAACTATTACATCAATTACTTGCAATGGATCAGTCATATTGACAACATCAATGTCAGTGATATCTTTTGTAAGAAGAATATCAATACTACTATCGCCTTCTTCTACAACAATAACAACTGGCGGTGGATTACTCATATTAAACCACCTTTCGCACCACTGCAACTGATCCAGTAACATCGGGTGTCACAGTTACTGTACCACCAATAGGAGTTTGAACTTCACCATCAGAAAATGTAATTTGAAGATCCCATACGCCCTTGAGCGGACATTGATCATACATGTCTGGTGTCATCGAAATATCAATCTTGTTTGGCAACTCAACCACACAAGGCAATGGGAGAATTATTGTTCCAGAATCCTTTTCTCTAATCTCTGCTGCAACAGTAGCGCCAGTCAAATCAACTGGAATAAGTCTTGCTTCATCACTCCATAGAATAAATCGCCAAGTATAAGAATCGCCTCGATACATGTTAAAGTCAAATTTTCCAGGATTCATGATCTCTCCTCACTTTTCGTCATCCAGCAACACAACCCCAAATTTGAAGTTGCCCTCCAGGAGTATTAAGTGTAAAACTTTGAGCATTGTAATTTGCCGGACAATCTAATCCTGCAGGACCAGGAGGACCTGGAGGACCCTGAGGACCTTTTGGACCTGGAGAACCCGAAGAACCCTTTGAACCTTTTGGACCCTGAGCGCCTGGAGGACCTGGAGAACCTGGAGGACCTGGAGAGCCAACACCCGGCGTTCCTGGAAGACCCTGCTTACCTTGCAAACCCTGTGGCCCCGGTGGGCCGGGAGGACCTGGAGGACCGGCGACAGGAACTTCCACAACTACGGTTGTTGGTGAGGAACTTGATGATGAAGCTGGCTCAGAAGCAATCAAAGCAGTACCAACACAAACTGCCGATACTAATGCGCATGGAGCCAATATATAGATTGGATTCATGGCTCCTCCTCTGGATCATTTGGACGACGATTAATCTTGTCGTTCTTTCCAATCATCATTCCAAATAAAGCACCAAGAATGGCAGAGATAAGTGAAGTAAGTGTAGAGGTTAGTAAACTGGTATCAGTCTCTGGATCTCGAACTTCGATAAATATGAGTGCTGCAGATAATCCAATTAGAACAACGGCAATGATTAATGTGAAAGACAGCACGATTATTTCCATTACAGATCTGTTTCCCAGTCTAATCACCCCCTCCCCTGTTATCACCTCCACCCGAATCTGAAAACATTCCTACAATATGACCCCCGGGGCATTTTTTGGG